CTTGAGGGCGCCGGTGCCGGTGCGCTCGATCCTGATGGCGGCCAGCTCAATGATCTGATCGGTCTCGGCGTCGAGGCCGCTGGTCTCTGTGTCCAGAAGGATCAGGCCGGAGTACTTCTGCAGCAGTTTGGTCAGGTTAGCCATGGCGGGCCTCCTTCCGTGCGGGCCGCGCCGGCACGAAGGCGCCGGCCAGATAGGCGAAGGCGACCATGGCAGCCTCGATGCCGATGCCGGCGAGGAAGCCGCGGCCGAGCGGGATCATGTCCTGCTCAATGCCTCCGACGACGCCCAGCAGGGCGAAGTACATGATCATCGCGAGCGCTCCGCATACGCGGCGGAAGATGCGGATCCGGCGGCGCTGGCGGATCTTCTGGGCTCGTGTCATGCTTCTGCCTCCTCTCCGGTGTGGTCAGGGGTCAGATGGTCCAGATCACAGATGTCAGAGAAACAGACGAAAGCGGAGCGGCCGCCGATGTCCGTGTAGACGTCCGACCGGGGATAGTAGCCGGCGAAAGAGAACACCCCGTTGTTGGCGCCGTGGGCCCAGGAGCCCCCGCGAAAGGCAAGGCGCTCACCGTCGGTATCAAGCCAGAAGAAGTCGTCGCCGGTGAAGTCTGCGGAGGGGTAGAGGCCGAGCTCGATCAGCTTGTCCGGTACGTCGATCTGATCGCCGTCCAGATCCGCGAAGCGGGTGCCGTCCCAGTCGGTGTCCTCGGGAGGTGTGGTGCTGAGGCGGATCTCTCCACCCTCGACGATGTAGTGGATCGCGTCGCCGTCAGGCGTGCAGATCGGGGTCCACTCGGGAGATCTGCGGGACTGATCTGCGCCGGCCGCTGCGCCGTTGTCGGGGATCACCTGCAGCTGACCGTTGAGGAAGCGGACGCCGCCGACCCATTCCCAGACGTTGCCGGTCAGATCCATGATGCCCTCGGGCGTGTGGTCGTGGCTCCACGTGGCCGGGCCGGATCCCGTCAGGGTCTTGCCGTAGCCGCCGGCGAACTTGATGCCGCTCTCCTCCGGGTGTGAGTGGCTGCTGCCGTTGCACGTGTTTCCTCTGGGGAGGGTGCCGTTGACGAGGCTCTGACGGGCCAGTGCTGCCCACTCGTCGTTTGTGATCAGATGCCAGCCGGGGCCCTTACTCTCACAGAGCCGGACTGCAGTGTCGAAGTCGATGCCGGTGGCCGGCTGCTGGAAGGGCAGCGAGTACGGGATGTCCTCGATCAGGGTGAAGGGGTACTTGGCGATCATGTACTCCTTGACAGGGCGGCCGCGCAGGGTGGCGGGCAGGCCCAGCTCCTCAGGGGTAAAGGCGACCATGATGTCGGGGCGGCCTTTTGCGTCGTAGATGATCTTGTTTGTCATGATGTTGCTCCTTTCGTTGCTCGTCTGTTGGCGAGCCATTGGGTGAACTCTCTGGCGGTCTCTGGATCTTTGAAGGCTTCCCGGACGGCCGCCAGTACCGGCCGGGCCATGGCCTCGATCCGCTCCTGCGGGATCTCTGTCGTCTTGATGTTGTCGGTATGTTTCACGTGGAACACCTCCGTCGTCGTTTAAGCAACAACATCCGCAAAAAAAACAGCGGGGTCGATGCCGAACGCAGTGCAGATGGCACGCTGCTCAGACAGATAAAAGTCGGAGCCGCCGTTGATCTTCAACATGAGGGTGGTCTCGGTGACGTCTATCACCTTGGCGACGTCCTTGTAGGTCAGCCCCTTGCCGGCGATGGCGTGCTTGAAGGCTATGTAGGGCGCGTGCTTCTTCTTGCTCATTTCCTCTCCTCCTCTCTGACGGTATTCTTGGGGATCCCGGTGGTTATCCACGCGAGCCAACACTCGCGGCAGGATATGTGATCGCAGCAGGCGGAGCAGCTCGTCGAGAAGGGCGGGCAGGCTCCGTGCAGCATGTCGGCCAGCTCGCCGGCCGTGATGTCGGGGCGCTTGATCAGCTCGATGCCGGGTACCGGTTGGCCGACGTTGACGGTTGAGGCTTCGATGGCCTCCTCTTTCACGCGGTCCATGGCGTCGACGAACGCCTTCCGGGGGATGCTGTTCCGGTATTTGTCGAGGACCTTCGCGGTGATGCGGGTGATGGTGTCGATCTTGTTCATGTTGTTGCTCCTTTTTTAATCTTTCACTTGATGGCAAACAATTCGGACACGGGGCGCCCGAGGGCGTCGGCGACCTTCTTGATGGTCTCAGGAGACGCGGAGAGTCCGCTCTCGATGCGTCCGATTGTCTGAGGAGTGGTGCCGGCCTCTGCCGCGAGTCTCTTCCGACTCCACCCTTTGGAGAGTCTGGCCATTTGTATGGCTTCGATTTTCGCCTTGATCGTTGCCCGGGATGCTTTGCGGGGATTTGTTGCAGGTTTATCGCCGCTTTGCATTGGTGTCTGCCGTAGGACGTCCTCTTGCAGGTAATCGGCTATCTTGGAGTTTTGCAGATCGTATTGCCATCTGAGAGCATTGGCAAGGGTGTCGCGGGTCATTTCTTCCACGGATCCGAGGTTGTGGACGTAGCTATTGACGATTATGGCGTCCGGATCCTGTTCAAGGATCTCGATGATCTCCGGCATGTCGTAGCTCTCGAAAGTGAGAGTATTGGCCCGCTCGTTGTAGTCGGGCCAAAAGGCGGCCGTCTCCCAGCCTCGGCCATGCTTCCAGAGCGCGATCCAGCCAATGCCGTCACGGCCCTCACTGATTACATTCTGCGCTGCATCTCTAATGCTTGCCATTTTTCCGTCCCTCCTCAGTCTTTTTGAAAGTCCTTGACAAAGCGGCCGCCAGCAGAGAAGTCCCAGTCGATCGTCCCGTCCTCGTAGATGCCGCAACCTATGGCCTTAAAGGTCCATCCGCTCGCGGTGTTCTGCATGACGGCTTCGTAGTCCATGATCCAGCCGCCAGAGCGCAGGCAGCGGAAGGTCCCGCCGCCTGCATTCTTGTAAACCTCTCCGGGTTTTGGTGTGAATTTCGTGCGCTTCATCGTGTTGCTCCTTTCTGTTTCGACCCGGCGTCGCCGGGTGCTTATGCGTTCTCGGCCTTCATCTCAGTGGATGAATGGCCTGATCTCGTCGTTGTACATCTCGTAGGACATGCGGCCACAGTCGAAGCGGATGTAGTTCCAATCCGTCGCATTGTAAAGCGGGAGCCGCTCGATCATGCCGGCGCGTCTGAGGTGGTGGTGCCTGTTGATCTCGAAGGTGGGGATCTCGCGGTAGATCGTGACCTTCTCCTTTGCGAAGCCATACCAGTCATAGAGCAGATCCTTGGCCTCGTCGTCGGTGAGGATCTTCGTGCAGCTGTCACCTCTCAGCCGGAGATAGTCGGTCTGCTGGACGTTGTCGACGTCCTCGTAGGGCGTCCACTCTTGTTCGTGCTCGAGTTGCATTTTCAAGCGAGCGATCTCTGCGTCCTTGGCCTCGAGCTCGTTGGCTGTGCTGCCGCGGAGTTCAAACTGGATCCGGTTGGCCTCGTTCTGGATTGCCTCAGCAATGCCGTCCTTGTTGCTGGCGTATGCTTTGCAGAAGGCGACCTTGTCGCCGTCGAAGTCGTAGTAGGCGGCCTCGATGGCCTTGTAGAGATCTGCGGAAGGATGAATGCCGGTCAGTTTCTCGAACTCGGTGATCATCATGATGTGGTGCTCCTTTCATTGTTCCGGCCGGGCCGGAGTTTCCTTGTTGTTGTCGTGTGTTATCGCTTACGACTACCAGTATACATATTCCGAGGCAGTTGTCAATAGATTTTTCGAGAGAAAATAGAATTATTTTTATCTTAGGCATTGAAAAAGCGTGATTTTCGGGTATAATGGTGTCGGAGGCGATAACATGAAACGAACACCAGAAAAGACAATTTTCAGCGAACGGCTTCGCGGCTTGCGCTGCGAGCGTTTTCTTTCTATGGAGAAATTGAGCGACGAGATCCGCACAGCCTATCCCGAGATCCGGCTCAATAAGAGTACGATCTCCCGCTATGAAAACGGAACTCAGGAGCCCCAGATGTCGACCGTGGCCGCGCTGGCGTCATACTTCGGCGTCTCTCCCTCTTACCTGATCGGCGACGTGGACGATCGCTCCTGCTCCGCGTCGAACATACACAACAGCGCCGTCGTGCAGGGCAACAGTGCAAACACGCTGATCGTCCGTAACGGATCCGTCACCGAGCGCGAGCTCAGTGACGAGGAGGTCGAGCTTCTCCGGATCCTCGACGTCCTGACTGTCAGAGGCCGGACGCAGCTCTTGGCTTATGCTTACGACCTCGAGGAGAAGCAGCTCCGCGGCGGAGAGTGACAAGGAGGAATACACATGGGTACAAGATTTCGCAAAAGTAAAAAGATCGCGCCGGGCGTCACCCTGAATTTCAACAAGGGCAGCGCCAGCATTTCCATCGGCCCGAAGGGGCTGAAAAAGACATTCAGCACGACCGGCAAAACGACGACGACCGTGGGGATCCCCGGGACGGGTATCTCTTACTCGAGCTCGTCCGGCGGTCAGCGGGACGGCCTCGCCTTTGCGCCGACTGCAGAGCGGCCCACCTCGCCCAAAAGCAAGGCGGTCGCCCTGCTCCTCTGCATCTTCCTCGGCTTCCTCGGCGTCCATCGCTTCTATGTTGGGAAGGTCGGCACGGGCGTCCTTTGGTTTTTCACTGCCGGCATGTTCATGATCGGCTGGATCGTCGACATTTTCACCATAGCCTGCGGCGGCTTTTACGATAGCAAGGGCGCCGTCCTGCGATCCAGATCTCACGAGGATCCCGCCACATGAGCGCAAAAAAAGCGCCAGCCGGCGCCGAGGCCATGCTGGCTTACATTTACGGCCGGTACTCCTCCCACTCCCAGAAGGACACGAGCATCGAGCAGCAGTTCGCGGAGATCCGCGAGTACTGCGACCGTGTCGGGATCCGGATCGTGGGCGAGTATGCCGACCGCCATCTGACCGGCACGAACGACCGCCGGCCGGAGTTTCAGCGGATGATGAAGGACGCAGCGAAGGGGAAGGTGCAGCTCGTCGTCTGCTGGAAGGTCGACCGCTTCGCTCGTAACCGGTACGACTCGGCCATGTATAAGGCCCGCCTGAAGAAGCACGGGGTCCGGGTCGTCTATGCGAAGGAGAGCATCCCGGAGGGGCCTGAGGGGATCCTGCTCGAGTCCGTGCTGGAAGGCTCGGCCGAGTACTACTCGGCGAACTTGTCCCAGAATATCCGCCGCGGCATGAAGGCGAACGCCCTCGAGTGTAAAGTCAACAACGGGAACTTGCCCCTCGGGTACTGCAAGGGACCGGACGGCCGCTTTGCGATCGAGCCGGCCGGGGCCGCGATCGTGCGCGAGATCTTCGCCATGTATATCGACGGCATGAGCCCGACCGAGATCTGCGCGGTGCTGAACGCCCGGGGCCTCCGGACCTCGAGAGGGGCCCGCTATAACAAGAACTCGCTCCGGGTCATGCTCCGGAACGAGCGGTACGTCGGCGTCTATGAGTACGGGGACGTCAGGATCGAGGGCGGCGTGCCGGCCATCATATCCCGGGAGGTGTTTGACATGGCTCAGGAGATCATCGCGAAGAACGCCAGAGCGCCGGCGGCCTCGTGGTCGAAGGTGGACTATCTGCTCACCGGCCGGCTGTTCTGCGGGAAGTGTGGCAGCGCCATGATCGGCGACTCCGGCCACTCCAAAAGCGGGAAAATCCACAATTACTACACCTGCGCCATGAAGAAGCGGCAGCACTCCTGCAGCAAGAAGTCCGTCCGGAAGGAGTGGCTCGAGGAGCTGGTCGTCCGGGAGACTCTCGAGCGGGTGCTCGTGGATCCAGTGATCGAGAGGATCGCCGACGCCGTCATTGATCTGCAGCGCCGGGAGCTGGAAGGCGGCGAGCTGCAGATCCTCGAGCAGCAGCTCAGCGAGACGGAGCGCCTGATCAGGAACGTGATGAACGCCATCGAGCAGGGGATCATCACCCCGACCACGAAGGACCGGCTCATGGAGCTCGAAGGTCAGAAGGCCGAGATCCGCGAAGCGATCGTAGTGGCCAGCGCGGCCGTCACGCAGCTGACCCGGGAGCAGGTGATCTTCTGGCTCGAGAAGTTCCGGAAAGGAGACGCCTCCGACCCGGCCTTCCAGTGGAAGGTGATCGAGAACTTCGTGAACGCCGTCTATCTGTACGACGACCGGATCCGGATCGTCTACAATTACACGAAAAACGGGGCCGAGACGGTCGACCTCGCCTTCGTCGATGGGCTCGACGCCGGCGCCGGCGAGGTGTTCGGCGTTGGTGCGCCCAGCTCCACCATGATGCACCTATCCGAACACGAGGCCACGATCATCGTGATGCCGGCCGTGTTCGTGCTGACGGTGCCGCTGCCGGCTGGCGTATAGCCGGAAAAGCAAAAAAGACCCGCTCGGGAGATCCTCCCGGGCGGGTTTTGTGTTTTGAGCCATTTTGCGGCCCTTCTGGGCGCCTTTCTTTGTGGGGGTCCTCTGACCCGTCCGACGAGCTTCTCGCGCTCCTGCGTGCGCCGTGGCCGCGCTCTGGCCCGTTTTATTCGTTCTTTGCCTGCTCGGTCGTCTGATTGCCTTCGATGTAGGTGGCGAGGGCCATGTTGGTCTCCCATTTACTCTTTGCGGCGGCCAGCGCTTCCTCGATCCAGTCGGTCAGATGTTCCTCGGACACGATCATCTTGATCAGGGCGGGCAGTTTGGGGTAGAGCTCCGTCAGCACTGCAGACAGCTTCAGGGCGCCGGTGCCGGCGCCGTATGCCTTCTCGGCCTCTGTGACGAGGCTGAACAGCATCTTCATGACGACGGTCTTGTTGCCTTTGAAGATCGCGACGGCCAGAGCCGCCACGGCCGCGATGATCAGCAGGATAAAGTCCCAGTTCTGGGCGATGAAGTTGATGACGTTCATGACGTTCCTCCTTTGTGTTTGTCGTGCTTGTCGCACGGGAAGGGGCAGGTCTCACACTGATCGTCGTCGCATGTGGATCCGTCCCAGTTGACCAGCGCGTGCATCCAGACCGTGAAGATCAGGACGCCCGCGATGATCGGGATCAGGTTGATGGCAGCGAGCAGCCTCTCCATGGTCAGACCTTCGTGAAGGTCCCGGCGTCGACCCAGCCGTAGACCGTGGCGCCGGATCCGGAGATCCGGACGAGGTGATAGGGATGCTTGCTCTTGCCGAGCTGGTAGATCTGGGTGATCTTCGCCTTGCCTCCCCTGCAGCTCTTGGCCTGCGTGGCGTTCGCGCTGGTATAGTGAGTGCTGCCGGCGTAGTTGACGATGTCACCCACGGCCGGGGTCCATGCAGCTGCCGAGCTTTCCTCGGTAGTTGCTGCGACCTTGATCTCGTCGACGTCGACCCAGCCGTAGACGGTGGAGCCGCCGCCGGAGACAGCGATCAGATGGACGGGGTGCTTGCCGGTCTTATAGATCGCCGTGACTTTGGCCTGGCCGGGCTTGCAGCTCGGGCCGGTGGCCGCGTTGGCGTTCGCATAGTGGGTGGTGCCGGTGAAGGTGACGACGTCGCCGACCTTCAGATCGCCGACGTCGGCCGTGCTGGGCTTGGCCGGTGCTGCAGGTGCGCTCGGGGTCGGTGCCACGCTGTCGGCGGTGAACTTGGGCCGGCCGAAGCCGTAGGTGTAGCCGTCGTTCATCTTCCGGTTGATCCGCTTCACCTGATCGCCGGCGTTGCCTTCGATCGTGACGATCGTGGAGCCGTTGACGCTCTCGACGATGCCGGTGTGGCTGATGGATCCGCCGGAGGTGAAGAAGATCTGATCGCCGGGCTGCGGGTTGGTGGTGAAGAAGCGGCCCTGCTGCTGGTAGTACTGCATGGAGTACTTGCAGCCGGCGCCGAGCTCACCGGTCTGGCACTCGATCTCCTGCGCCTTCTTGGCGTCGCAGCCGGCCAGCTGGTAGAAGCACCAGTCGACGAACACGTCACACCATGCGTACCCGTTCTTGTTGCCGTTGTAGTAGCCGGCAGCGTAGAGGTCCCGGGCGTACTTGGTCCAGTTGTTCGAGCCGGCATTTGCGCCGGGGACGTCGAGGCTGCTGTTGCTGGCCTTCTCCTTGTAGCCGATCTCGGCCGCTGCGATCTCGAGCAGCCGGGCAGCGGTGCAGGATCCGGATGCGGCAGGCTTGACCGCGGCGTCGGTGTCGGCGTACTGGTCGAAGTACTTCTGGCCATAGCCGGCACGCTGTTCCTGAACGGCGGTACCCATGTTCGCGGGGCGCTCGTACTTGGTGAGCACTGCGTCAGAGGCGACCCTGACGCTCGTGGCGTTCTTCAGGGTGCTCAGGACGCCGGTGTAGCTCTCGCTGAGTTCCTTCCAGAGGAAGCCGAGCTGCATCTCGAGATCGCCGACGGATGCCTTGGCGGCCTTGGCGAACTTCAGCAGCGCCTCCTTGCGGGACCAGTATGTCCACTGGGCCAGACCGTAGCCGGCGGCGTCCCCCACGAAGTTGTCGTAGGTGCCGGCGTCGACGGCCGCGGTGTATTCGACGTCCGTCATGCCGAGGCTGCGCTCGTATGTGTTCTGCAGGTTGGTCGGGACGAGCCCGCTCTCCGCCTGCAGGTTTCCCATGAGGCCCGCGGCGCCGTAGGTGCTCAGGCCCTTGCCGATCAGATAATTCCAGATCTTCTCGGCGTTCGTTGTTCCTTTGAGACTCATGCTTGTCCTCCTTTGCTGAGTTCCTTGGCAGCTTCCTCAGCTCTCCGGATGTCCTCCTGCTGCCACTTCCTGTCCTGCCGGCGCTCCTTGGCCGTCTTAATGAAGGCCATGGCGCCGCACTCGCCGAACAGGGCGGCAAAAACGCAGGTGCAGAGGGTGTCCGGGATCATGCCGGTCTCCTTGTAGAGGGCGATCATCTCCCGGGTGAAGGTGACGCCGGCGATGATGATGAACACGAGGATCAGATCCATGGTGCGGATCTTCACCTTCGCGATCGCCTTCTTCCACTTCCGGATCCGGCGCTTGAGCTTGCTGCTTTTCTTCGTAGCCATAGCGATCCCCCTCACTCGAGGATCGCGTGGACCCCCTGACGTGTCAGGAGCTCCTTCTGCTCGTGTTTGACTTTGGTGGCGTACTCGAGGGCCGCCTTCATGTCCCCGTTACAGTGGGCGTCGGGGATCCTCTGGACGGCCTTCGCCGTGGCCTCGCCGAGGGCGATGGCTGCGTTCATCCCTTGGATCGTGGCGATCATGAGATTTTCGCGGGCCGTCTCACGGTCCTCAGCTTCCTTGCGGCGGGCAGCCTCCTCGCGCTCCGCCTTGGCGCGGACTTCTGCTTCCTTGCGTTCTCGCTCCTTGTCGCGCTTCGTGATCGAGCGCTGCACGAGCCAGAAGCAGAAACCGGTGATCGCAGTCGGGATCCCCATGAGGGCCACGATCTGCCCGAGTGTCAGGTTGATCAGTGTTTCCATTTCATTCGTTGTCCTCCTGTTTTCTTGCACTGCGCCCTCTCTGGAACACAGTGGTCGCCGTCATCTTCTTGGCCAGTCCATAGCCGTTGAAGTGCTTCATGTCGCCGAAGTAGCTCTGCATCGTGGCGTTGACGTCCTCGAAGTCGATCACGCCGGCCGCGTATTCCTTCTCGACGTAGGCCACGCGGGCCTTCATCTTTCTGAGGCTTTTCCGCTTCAGTTTCCGGTGGGTCGGCCAGATCCGGTACCCGACGAACTCGACGCCGTGCCGGACCTTGTTGATCTGGGTCTTGTCGTTCAGATCCAGAGCGAGGGTGTCGCGCAGGAAGGCGCCGATCTTGGTCAGGGCCTCCTCGAGTTCCTCCCGGTGGTCGCTCAGGACCACGATGTCGTCCATGTATCGGACGTAGTAGTGCAGCTTCAGCTCGTGCTTCGCGTACTGATCCAGCTGGTCGAGGCAGATGTTGGCGAGCATCTGGCTCGTCAGGTTTCCGATCGGCATGCCCCGATCATAGAGACGCTCGCCCGGCTCCACCTCGTCCGGGCTGAAGCCGGCAGGCAGGCCGAAGGCGGTGTGCTCGCAGTTGATGATCGTGTCCATGAGCCAGAGCAGGCCGTCATCGTTGATCTTTGACGAAAGTATGGAGAGGAGGACCTCGTGGCTCACCCGGTAGAAGTACTTCGAGACGTCCATCTTCAGGAAGTACCACGGCCCCGGCCGGCGGCTCGCCAGCTCCATCCACTCCTGCAGCTTGTCTGCTGCTCGGACGCGGCCCTTTCCCTCGCGGCAGCCGTAGCTATGCGCGATGAATTGCCGGTCGATGATCGGGTTGAGCTGCCGATATACCGCCCACTGGACGACGCGGTCCTTGAAGCTGAGCGCCATGATCAGGCGCTTCTTCGGCTCGTAGACATAGAACTCGCGGTACCGGCCGACTTTGTAGGTCCGCCAGATCAGCTCGTTCTGGATCTCGATCAGATTTTCCTCGAGATGGGCAGAAAAGAGGGCGACCTCGCGCCGGTCCCATTTCCGGGCCGCGGCGTCGTAGTACGCCCCGAGCAGATTTTCCCACGAGTAGATCCTCTCGTATAATCCGGTGATTTTTGCCATGTGGTCTCTCTCCTTTTGGGTAAATAACCGCGCGTGACAATCCTGTCGGCCAGTCTGCGCGGCCTGCCGCAGCGCGTGGCGCTGTCCGCTCTCGCGGAAGGCTGAGGCCCCGGCTGTATCTTTAACCTTGAGGCGGGTGCCTCGCAGTAGGGAGACGCGCCCCTTTGACCCGTTGCTCCCCGCGCCCGTGGGTTTGGGGTGAAGTAAATGTGGGCCAGAGCGGAGCGGCCGCCGATGTTCGTGTTGACGTTCGACCGGGGATTGTTGCCGTTGAAAGAGAACACCCCGTTGTTGGCGCCGTTGTTCCAGTTGCCCCCGCGATAGGCAAGGCGCGGTCCTTTTTCGGCGCGTCCCCCGCAGTGTTTATTTCGTGCGGGCGATCCAGCCGCCGAGCAGTCGACCGATCTCGTCGATCTCTTTGCTCCACTCCTCATGGAGTCCCGGCGAGATCAGCTTGGTGCCGGGAGCGACGGCCACGTCGAGGAAGGCGCGGAGCTTTTCCTTCTCGACGTCGAGACGGTGCTGCGCTTCGCGCTTGCTTCCCCGGGTGAGGTTGCCGTCAATGGCAGCCTCGAGCATCCCGCACATGGCCTCCTCCATTCGCCGGCCGATCGTGTGCTTCTCGGGCTTCCGCATGTTCTGGATGCGTGGGATCGAGAGGACGATCATCCGGGAGATCTTTTGTTGAATTAAAAAGTCGCTCATGTTATACCTCGCGGAATTAGTGAGGGGCGCCTCGGACGGGCGCCCCTTGGGTCAGATTTTCAGAAAACAGATCTCAGGGGAGATCGACGAAAGCGGAGCGGCCGCCGACGTTCGCGGAGACGCGCGACCGGGGATAGGCGCCGTAGAAAGAGAACACCCCGTAGGAGGCGCCGCTGTACCAGTCGCCCCCGCGAGAGGCAAGGCGCTCGGCTGCGCCGTTGTTCAGGTAGAAGTAGTCGCCCTCGTAGTCGAAGGTTGTGCTGTCAGGTGCCAGCGCGTAGGCGTAGAGCAGCTCCTTGGCGGCAGCGCAGACGGTGGAAGCGATAGTGATGCCGGCGAAGGTCGCGCCGCGGCTGCTGTCCTCTCTGGAAGTCAGGGCGCCGGTGATCCACTGCCACTTGCTGTTCACGTAGTCGAGTTTCAGACTGTTCGCAGTGGTGCCGCTGCCGTTGGGGGTAATCAGCTGGCCGGTGGTGCCGTCGATTGCCTTCCACTGAGAGGATCCGACTGCTTGACTGTTGGCGGGATCTGCTGCGTTGTTGTTCTCGAGGATCTGCAGCTCGCCATACACGAAGCGCAGGCCGCCGATCCACTCCCAGACGTTGCCGTTCAGGTCCCAGATGCCCTCGAGAGTGCGGTCGTGGCTCCATGTCAGAGGGCCGGTGCCGGTGGCCACGCGGCAGGTGCGGCCCTCACCGTCCTTATAGGTCGGGATCGCCTTGTAGCCGTTTTCACGGCTGTCCTTGCCGTAGCTGTTGTTGCCATAAGGGAGGGTGCCGTTCTTCTTGCAGATCAGAGCGATCAGGCCCCACTCGGCCGCGGTGATCTCGTGGAAGCCTTCACCGGTGGCGAAGCCGCGGGTGGTGAAGGCGTCGAAGTCTGCAGAGGCGGCGGGATCCACGCCGGGCAGGGAGTAGAGCTTGCCGCCGTAGTTGTGGGCCTGATACTTACCGATCAGGACCTCGTCGACTTCCGTGCCGTTGACGATGAAGGCGGGGTGGACGCTGTCGCTGCCGCCGTCGATCAGCTGGGCCATGGTCATCTTCGGGATCCGGACGTAGACGCCGGGGTACCCTTTGTCGGTGTCAAACTTGACGATATTGTTGGGGCATACCATGGAGACGGCCAGAGCCGTCAGGTCGAAGTTGTTCATGTTGCTCCTCCTTTAGATGGCCCAGAGAGTCAGGGCGACCTCGCTCATGTCGATCGGGTTGATGACAGGGGGATCTTCCTCGGTCTCTCCGGGGGTGTAGGTTGCTGCAGGGATGTCGATCTCTGCGACGTACTTGGTGGCGCCGGCGGTACCGACGCTCAGGTTGCCGCTGCTGTCGCGGCAGATGTCGAGATGTACGGGCCAGTCTTTGCGATAGCGATCGCAGTTGATAGCGAGGGCGTAGTCGTCGAAGGCGAGGACCTTGCCGTTCTGCTCCCATGCGATCTTCTGGCCTTCGTTCTTCTCGACGACCTTGATGTTCTTGGTGCTCATTTACATCGTGCCTCCTTTGATCTTGATCTTGATGGTGGCGCTGGTGGCGCTGCCGTCAAACGCGAGCTTGAAGCCGTTCAGCAGCTTCTCGCTGACAATGACGTGGCCAACGACGCCGTCGTGGGAGGTGATCTCCACGACCTCGACCTCGTAGTTGGTGTTTGCCTTATCCGCGGTCATGTTGACCGTCTGGGCGGAGTTGTTGAAGGGGAACTTCGCCGAGTTGGTCAGGGTGACGGTCTTGATCTCCTCGGAGAGCTGGCCAGCGTAGTGATGCTGGTGGATCCCGAACAGGCTCAGGGCCATGTGGACGTCGAGGATGCCGTCCTCGCCGTTGTTGAAATTGGCGGCGCTCTGGGCGGTGCCTCTCTGGATCTCCGGGTAGTAGTAGAACAGGATCGCCGCTCCGTTCGCCGGTGCTGCGTCGAAGGTCAGGACGTGCGTGGCCGGGTTGTAGATCCAGTCATACACGCGGGAGCCTGCGACCGTCACCTTGGCGACGAAGAAGGGCGCGGAGGCCAGAGCGAAGGCGAGCTTCGCGCCGGTGCCTGCTGCCGCTTCCGTGGCCAGCTCAGTGGCGAGGATCTCGTCCTTCCACTTGGTAGGGTTAAACATTCCGGGTTTTCCTCCTTTCCTTAGGTCTCGTCCTCAATGATAGGCAGGACGATCTTGATCATGGCGCCCTGCCCGACGGCCTTGGTGATGTTCTCGGCCTGCTGCGCTGCGACCACGCCCCGGGTGTCGATGATCCGGGAGGCTGTGATCGTGCAGGCCATGTCGTCGAGGGCGGAGCAGACCGCCACGAGGACGACGTTCGTGCCGGCGACCTCCTTGGTCTGCAGCTCCGCGGTGTACCATGTGCCGCCCGCCTGCAGCTGGACCTTGTCGATTGCTCTGAGCCACTGCTGGCGCCGCTGATCGAGGAAGTCGTTCTTGTAAAATGCCACGGTGTTCCCTCCTTTCTCAGTACTGGCCGCAGACCCTCGTCCCACACTTCGTATAGGCGAGCAGCGACGGGATGGCCTGCGGATCTGTTAGGGCCTCGGCGGATCCGAGGCTGCCGACGTTCTGGACGTGTGGCCGGGTACCGGCCTTCACATAGACGAAAGTGCCCGCGCCGCCCTCGTGCTTCGCCTTGACGGCGTGGTCGTGCTCCATGTAGGAATACACGCCCAGCAGGCGGGAGCGGGCGCTCTTGGCCGCGTTGGCGGCACTGACGAACTCGTTGTAGAGCGCCGTGCTGCTCACGTCCTCAGTCGTGCAGATGTAGAAGGTGTAGGGCTTGCCGCCGAACTCAAACCACTCGATCACGACGCCGGAGCCGAGGTAGGAGCTGACCAGCTGCTCGACCGCGAACTTGGTGCCGCGATGGCCTTTGATGGCCCGGGCGTTCTTGATCGTGTTGCGCTTGGCCTCGAGGGTCATGCTGGTCTTGTACCAGTCAACATTCAGCTCCCACGCCAGCTCGTCGAGGATCTCCTCAGGCAGCTCGTCGATCTGATCCCAGACGCGAAGCTGTCGGACTCGGCTGCCCGGGTCGCGGATCAGCTGGTCGACGGCGTTGGCGAGGGCGATGTTGGCCTCGTCTCGCCTCATGAAGGCCGGCAGCAGCCGGAGGGCGTCCGGGGCTCCGATCTTCTGGCCCATTTACACCACCCCTTCCTTGACCACGTGGCTGACATTCAGGTTGCCGGACCACTTTGCGAGCGTGGTGGTGGGCAGGTCGGTGTATACCGGGCTCACGATGTTGACCATTGTGGCGCCGGTGGATCCTTCCCATCCGGGAGCGAGGATCTGCTTCCTCAGGTAGTCGGGGTTGATGTCCCTCTTGAGGCTGCTGCCCTGCCAGTAGACGTAGCGGTCGATTGCGCCGCCCGCTCCTTCGACGGTCTGGATGCATGCAGCCTCCTCGGCTGCCGTGGTGTAGTAGACGAGCTCGATGTCATAGGTGACAACGTCCGGCGCTTTGACGATCACGTGATCGGTCAGGGGTCGGATGTCACTCTGGCTGCACTTCTCGAGGACGGTGGCCAGTAGCGCTTCGTCGGGGATCTCGCCGCCATAACAGACCGGCGTGATCACGACCTCTCCGTCGCTGACCTCGTCGATCTTGACGGTGATGGTGTCAGCGCCAGCCAGTGCTCCACCCTCTGTGATGGAGATCCGGAGCAGGTTGTCCTCATAGGTGAAGGTGTAGTCCCTGTCGATCTCAGCCGCCACGTCGCTGCCTGCCGCGAAGATCTGCAGCGTCTCCTCGAGGAGGTTGTTGCCTCCGATGAAGGTGAAGCCGCTGCCGCCGCGGGTGTAGACTTCCAGATCCTTCTCGAGGTGTCGGATGACGTTGTCGACGATGGCGTCAGAGACTCTGTCCGGCGCTGCAGCGATCGCCCAGTAGCGATAGGCAGCAGCAGGGCCGGCCGTGCTCAGAGCGTTGTCGGCGTTCCGGATCCGCTCGCGGTATGCGTCGTCGCTCTCCTTGGCGGCGCCGCCGGCGGATGCTGCGGTGTTGGTCACGCCGTCGATCAGAGGGACCTCAGAGATGTCGACGATGACGGAGATCTCGCCGATCCCGAAGTTGTTGGCCTCCTCGCCGCCGGTTTCAGCCGTGGCCGTGACCTCGACCGACGTGCTGCCGGCCTGCAGGACGACCGTCTGATCGGTGACGAAGTAGCTCGCATAGTCGCCGGTCACTCTCAGGCCGGCCGGGATCGTGATGTTCTGGCTCACGGCCTCGTCGATAAAAAAGCGCAGCGGCACGGTCGCACAGACCGGCTCGTTGCGCTTGCACTTGACGTTCTCGCCCAGTGCGTCGAGAACTTCCCCGCGGGCATAGCGGAGGAGCTTCTGCCTGCAGGCGTCATTGACAGACGAGAACAGAGACACAAAAAGCGGCGCCAGAGCTGACTCGCCGAAGATGCGGCGCTCGTCTCCCGGGTACAGCGGCTCGCTGCATCCGTTCTCGAGGGCCTGCAGGATGGTGGTCAGGATGACGCCGCTGTCTGTCTCGATAAAGTTCAGGTTGCCCATGTCGTTCCCTCCTTTCTGTGCATGGTGATGTCATAGTTCAGATCGCCGGCCCTCTGCCCGGTGATGGCGATGTTGTCCACCTCCATCCGGGGCTCGAAGATCTCGATCTGACGGAGCGCGTCCGCTTCTGCGGCGCCGGCGGCCGTGACGGCCGGGGCGTCGATCAGAGCGCCGTCGACTCCCTTGGTGCGTTCGTATGCGACTTCCCCGCGGACCGTCCTCAGGATGTTGAAGGCGCACGTCTCGGGGTTGCCGTTTCCGGATGCTCTCATGTCTGTCCCTCCTCTCAGGCCAGCGAGAGCTCGCTGGTGTAGACCCAGCTGCAGATCCCGTCCGGGTAGCCGAGCAGCGTCTTGGCGCCGCTGATCTGGCTGACCTTGTGGGTCCGCTGTTTGACCCAGTTCGGGATCGTCTGCCCGGTGTAGTACTTGGTGCCGGTCGGGTAGACGTAGGAGCCGACCTTGATGCCGGTCGTGGGGGCCGCTGCGACGGCCGTGTTCGGCTTTGCGAGCTCGGCCTTGGTGTCGGTCGTCGGTGTGACCGCGAGGGCGCTGGTGGTCGTCTCCGGGACGCTGGTGGTCGCTGCGTCGTACTCCTTGAAGGTGAAGCTCAGGGTGGCCAGCAGCATCCGCCCGTGATTGTCGAGCTTGACGCCGCTGACAGATACCTTCCGGAGCTGGTACTTGGGGCCCAGCTGCCGGCCGTTCAGGTAGAACGGGCCGGTCTTTGTGACTTGGGACTCCCACTGTGCGATCCTTGCCCTGACGTCCACGCCGGCGGCGGAGTGCAGGACGGTCTTGAAGCTCAGGGGGACGAGCTGCGTGCCGCGCTCGTTGGTGGGTCCCTGATGCTCGGTGCTGCGGTTGTTGTCCGCCTGCTGTTCAAAAGAGATAGCGAGATCCTCGAGTGCCGAGACTTCGCTCGGGCTCACCTCCCACCTCATATCTCTCCATTGTGCCATGATGGCCATGTGTCCACCTCCTTTTTACTCCGGGGCGCCGGTGTCTCCACTGCCCGCCCCGTCTGTCCAGCTGTGCTGGTGCGTGTGACTGACGACGCTCAGGTCGCCGATCGTGACGTCGGTGCCGGCACTCAGCACGGTCCCGATCGTCAGCCTCGGCAGGTATTGGCCCCACTCGCCGTCTGTCCGGGAGAGGATCAGGCCGGTGCTGTCCTCGAAGATGACGAAGATGACCTCCATCCCCTTCTTGAGCTGCCCGGTGCTGGTCCTTAGGTGCCACGGGATCACGAGGCCGGTGGTGACGATCCCGGTCGGCGTCATGACGCTCGCCGTCTGCTTGGCTGCGTTGATGCTTGCGATGGTGCCCTTGTCGATCGTTCCGGCCATTAGTATCCCTCCAATCTGACCTTCCTGAAGTAGAGGACGGTCTTGTTGCCGACGTAGTCGTGGCGGACCTTCGTGATGAAGATCTTGCCGTTCCACGCCGACGCCTTTGTGGTGCTCAGTGTCACGATGCTGACTGCAGCGTAGCCCGTCATGAGCTCGCGAGAGAAGTGCCCGATCTGGCTGTTCTTGTTGGCCTCCCGGAGGAGTCCCTGGGCGAAGCGCACGGCCTCTGCCTTGTTGGTGATTTTGATCGGGATCTCCGTCCGGAGGACGCGGGTGCTGGTCCCGTTCGGATCCTTGAAGGATCCCGAGATCGCCCCGTTTGTGACCTCCGCGCTCCCGTAGATCATGTCGGTGGTGTCCTCATACTCGAAGATGCCGTTGCTGCCGACGGTCAGCGTGGCCGTCGCCGTCTGGCCTTCCATGTACTGCTCGTCGTAGATGATCAGGGCGCCGTCATAAATGAGCATCTGGCAGCCCTCGAGCATACACAGGCGAGAGAGGAAGGCGAAGTCGGTCTCGTTGTTTTGCGCCATGTACTGATACACCTGATCGCTGGCGCCGTAGATCTTGAGGGTCAGCCCGTGCCGGGTCGCGACCTCCTGAGCGAGCTGGAAGAAGTGGACGGCCGCCCACGACTTCGAGCGCTTATCCTTGCCGCTCACCGGCATGGACATGGCCCTCACAGTGTAGAGGCCGTTCTCCGGCCTCAGCTGATGGATGAACATGGTCCCCGTCTTTGCCGCCTCGTGCTCGAAGGCGATCTTGTCGCCGGTCTGCGGGTCCCATTTGCTCCACACGCCCTTCGGGTCGTTGAAGCGGAGGACGATGGTGTCAGCGTACTTCTCCGCGTTCATCTCGTGGACCGCGTAGTTGAGGCTGATGTCGTCGTAGATGTTGACGCCGTTGTAGAGGATCCTCATGTGGTCTCACCTCGGCGCCATGGCGGGAGCGTCTCCGGCGTGTCGGCGCTCTCGTAGATCGGGAGCCGGAGCTCCACATTGGGCCCGAACACGACCACGTCGGCCGTGTCCGGGTTGTACTGGATGATCCGGTGGGCGAGCCGCTCCTCTCCGTACATGGCCAGAGCCAGTGCGTCGAAGGTGTCGCCCTCGCGGGTTTTGTAGGTCTTGAAGCCTGTGATCTTATCCAAAGCAGCTCACCTCCCTCATGCGGACGAACTCCTCGAGCCAGTCGAAGAACTCGGCCTCGTGCTCTTTCAGGCGGGTCATGACGTCGTCGGAGTCGCCTCCGGATCCGTCGACCTGCGGGCTCCATGTGAAGCCACTGAAGTCGTAGTAGACCACGTAGGTGCCGCCGTCCGCCATTTCGGTCAGGCTGAAGTCGTCAAGCTCGAGGAGCTTGCCGGCCTGCGCTGTGTACGTCGGCTCGGCGCCGAGCATCTGCCCGGCCTCTCGCCAGATTTCCACGTTGCGCTCATGATAGGCGGGGTCGAAGCTGATGACCGCCTCGGTGCCGGCTTCGCCGGCGATGGTGATCCCTTCGGTGAAGCCGCCGGTGGCGAGCATCGGGATCGTCGGGATGTTGATGCCGAAGGTCTGGCCGCCCACGAAGGGGACCCACTCCGGGATCGTGCAGCTGATGCTATTCAGGCCGCCGATGGCCTTGTTGACCAGTCCGATGACTGCATTGATGGGCAGTTTGACCAGTCCGACGAGAGTGTCCCAGAGGCCGCCGAACACGTCGACGACGCCGCTCCACGCCTTGCTCCAATCTCCGGTGAAGATGCCGGTGATGAAGTCGATCAGACCTTGGAAAACGGTCATGAGGCTCTCGATGACCGGCTTGATCCCCTCGATCGCTCCGCCGAGGACTGTCGTGATCGCTTCGGCCACGAGGGTCAGGATCGGAAGGACAGGCTCGAGCGCGGACGAGATCAGGAGGCCGACGACCTCGATCAGAGGCGTCAGGGCCATGAAGATCAGGTCGAGGACCGGCTGCAGCAGAGTCATGAACAGGTCGAGGATCGGGGTCAGGAGCTGGATGATCAGGTCGAGGATCGGGGTCAGCAGGTTGAGGACTTCGATCAGGATCGGCAGGACCGCTTCGATCAGCTGCGTGATGATGGGTACCAGCGCTTCGATCAGCTGGACGACGACCGGCAGCACTGCCGAGATGATGTCCATGAGGATCGGCGTCAGGGTGTTCAGCAGGTCGACGATGACCGGGAGCACTGCGTCCACGATCGTCATGAACAGAGGCAGCAGCGCGTCGATCAGTTCGAGCACGACCGGAAGGACTGCGTCGATGATCTCACCGAGCAGCGGCAGCAGCGTCTCGAGCAGGCCCGTGATCACGGGCAGGACTGCGCTCACGATCTTCAGCAGGACCGGCAGCAGTGCCTTGACCAGCTTGACGATCACCGGCATGATGTCGGCGATCACGGATGTCAGAACAGGGAGAAGCATCTGCAGCAGTTCCAGAGCCACGGGGAGCAGTTCCGTCATGATCTCGACGATCGGCGGGATCAGCTCGGTGGCGATCGCGCCGGCCATTTCCAGAAGGACCGGGACGATCTCGGTGATCAGAGGCAGGATGCTCGGCACAATGTTCTCGACGATCGGGACCAGCGTGTCGGTCAGCGTTTCGATGATCGGGATCACTCCCTCCATCGCGTCGCTGAGGACCGGCATGAGGTCGTTGATCATCTGGAACACTGCGTTCGCGAGAGGCTTGAGAGCGATCTCACCCTGCTGCTTGAGCATCTGCAGGATCTCTGCGAAGTCATAGGTGTCGGTCGCTGCGGTGTTGATACTTTCAGAGCTGGCCAGCAGCTCGGCGGTGAGTCCCTCGACGGACAGGGTGCCGTCGTTGATCGCGCTGATCATGGTGGACGCCGCCTTGGATCCGAATACCTCCGTCGCGATGGCGTAGGCTTCGGTCTCGCTCTCGGCGTTCTTGATTTGGTCGATGTAGCTGGCGATGCCTTCGGTGAGGCTCTCGAAGCCGTCGTCCGCTGCGTTCTTTGCGCCCGTTTTCAGGGCAGTGAACACGGTCGAGGCGTCATAGCCGGCTTTTTCGACTTGGCCGAGCAGAGCGGCAGCATCCTCGAAGGAGTAGCCGACCTCCTGCAGCTGGGCGCCGTAGGTTTGGAGCTCGCTCATGAGGTCGGTGAAGCCGACGCCGGTGCTCTGGCTGACCTTGAACACGTAGTCCATGGCGTCGCCCATGCTCTCGGCGTCGATGTTCCAGTTCTGCATCGCCTGACTGGACGACTCGATGACGCCGCCCAGATCCTCGCCGAGCATGTCGGCCACTTGGATCGCTTGGACGGACAGGCCCTCGAGCACGCCGTCGGTGACGCCGAGCCGGGTGTTGTAGTCCGCGATTGCTTTGGATGCGTCCTCCATGGTGGTGGGGACGGCAGAGTACACGGCGTCGAAGCTGTCGAGAAGGCCATCGAGGGCCTCACCGGTGGCGCCGGTGCCGATCCGGATCGTGTCCTCGACGTCGTCAAATTGGGCCCCGAGATCTGCGAGATACTCGCCGGCCTCGATGACGGCCTTGCCGACTGCCACGGCTGCTCCGGCGGCGGCGACGCCGACCGCCAGCGCTTTGACGTTTAGGCCATCCAGCTTTCCGGTTGCGTCTTTGATACTCGACGCGAGGGTTGGGCTGATATTGCCGGCGATCTCTACGACCGCCTGCATGACTTTGCCGGTGGCCACGTTCGTCACCTCCTTGTCGTGTGCCCCTTAAAGGTTTTCATGCGCTGAGGCTGTTGCTGCTGGCGCCGCTCGTTCTGAGCTGCGAGATCTTCAGCGGCCTCGGCGTAGTCAATGAGGAAGTCCGTCAGCCGTTTTTCTTCGAGGTCCCGGACGCTTGTGTGGAAGCATCGGGCGTAGTCTCGGAAGGCTCGCCGGAGTCTCCTGCCGGTGATGCCGCCTCCGACTTCACGATAAAATTTCGGCCGATCTTCAGCACCTCCATGACGTCGTGACCCTTGATGCGCTCCATGTCAGACCAGTCGATCTCGCTGTTGACAGCGATGACGGCCGCGTAGCCGAGGTAGAGCTGCAGGGAGTAGTCGATCTCAGCGGCGCCGGCGAGGTTGCCGGACTTGGATCCGGACGCCTTCATCTTCCGGGCGTCGGCCTCAGCGAACAGGAGGCCGGTGATCTCCTCGGTGTCGTAGCTCAGGGCGGTCAGGTCCTTGTTGTTCACCTTCAGGGGGTTGGTCAGATTGATAATGCCTTTCATTGGCTTGCTCCTTTCTTCGTTGGCGCATTAAAGCCCCGGGGGATCCCCGGGGCTCTCCTGCTTACAGCATGTTGGCGATCGTGTTGTAGTAGTCGACGCCGTCGACTCTCAGGATGGGAGCCAGACGATCGACGCACAGAACTTCCTCGCCGTTGCAGAAAATCTGCTGACGGCTGACGTTGAACGTGGTCTCCATCTCGGAAGCGCTGCCGACCTCGACGCCGAGGTCAGGGATGGAGGCGGGCATGGTGCGGATGAACGCCTTGCAGCCCTCCTGTGTGACGCTGCCGTCGCTCTTGACGACGGACTGGACCCAGCGGAACTCGATGGTATGCTTGGCCAGTCTGTTCATCTTGGAGAAGCCCATGTCGAGGCCGATCTTCTTGACGGTCGCCTGCATGTTCTCGATCAGGCCGATCAGGGGGACGGACATGTTGCCCATGGCCTGCACGTCGGCGGACAGGAAGCTCACGCCGGGGATGGTGAAGGCGACGTCCTTGGCGACGAGGGTGCCGTCACAGTAGACGGTGTCGGCGACCACTGCGCCCTTGATGTTCATGAACTTCATTATGCGTCACCTCCAAAATAAGCGGCGAAGCCGTCGCTGGTGTAGCAGACGCGGGCGGTGCCAGACTTGAAGGGCGGGGTGTTCGTGAAGCTGATGTCAAACACGAAGTCGCCGTTCATCATGTCGGTCTCGCTGTTGGCGTTCTCGAGGAACTCCACGGTCGGGGTACCGATGATGGCGCCCAGACCGACGAGACGGTCGAGCTCCTCCTGCTCTGCGTTGATGATCTCGCCCTGCAAGGCCAGAGTCATCGGGCCGTCGATCTGAGTGCCGTGACGACGCTGGAAGCCGTTGGTGACGAACATGAGCATCCTCATGTTGACGTCGAAGATCACGCGGGCGTCCATGGTCGTGCCGTGCTTAAAGGCGGCGGTGTGGGGACCCCAGAGGACCCACTTGCCATCCCAGAAGCAGGCGGAAGTGATGCCGACCTCATTCAGGTCGTTGACTTCGGTCTGATCGTAGCCGGCGTTATTGGATCCTTCGCCGAAGTACTGAGCGGTCGCCATGATCTCCTTGTTGGACGGGGACTCCATGGGGACGGACTCGTGGCTCAGATCCACGCGCAGCATGGTCGCAGCGCAGACCGTGGACAGGTGGGAGATCTTCCCGGTGCCGTCGATGGTCATGGGCCAGCAGACCTTGGAGCGCTCGGAGACGTATCCATTGTCGGCCTGCCACGCCTTTGCCTTGTTGATCGTGTCGACTGCGATCTCGCCATCCTTGACAGGGATGTCGGCGATCGCGAAGGCTTCCCAGTGGCCGTTGATCTTCTGGACTGCGCTGCACATAGCAGCATAGACCTCGGGGATCTGGGACCAGCCGGGAGCGGCGAGCAGGTTGGGGACTGCGTTGAACTTGGTGTAGAGCAGTTTGATCGCCTGCATGCCGGTGACAGTGCCGTCAGCGCCGGCAGCGCCGATGATGGTGCTCTCGTCGATCTCGGAGAGGTCGACGGGGGTGTAGACGACGGTCTCGTTGGCGCCGAGCTCGGTCAGGGCCTTGATGACGACGCGGCCGGCGGCCATGTCGTAGCTGACGGAGTAGTCGGTGCCGAGGACCTTCTCGCTCACGCGGACGGTGTCGAGGATCACGGTGTCGCTCTCGATGTAGACGTAGCCCTTGCTGAAGTCCTGAGCGGCAAGCGTGACCTCCTCGCCCATGTGGGTCGCGGGATCCAGCACGTTGATGACGTAGATGGGGCCGGAGTTGCCGACCGTGTTGTCGAAGTGCTGCTTGAAGGCTTCGCACAGAGAGAACTTGCCCCAGTCGTCGGAGTAGCCGACGAGCTGCTGGACTTCGTTCATGTTGCGGAGCCGGACGGGGGTGTTGATGACGCCGGCGTCAGAATACCCAGAGATCAGGTTGACCGGGGCGCAGCCCACGTACACCAGTACGGTGTCGGCCTGCGCCGCGGCCACGGCCTTGCTCTTGGTGATCTCGCCGTATGCGCCGTGCTTGTATGCCATAGCGTTTTCCTCCTTGTGAAGATGTTGACCTTAAAGCAGGTCGGTGTATTGCTCGTGCGTGTTGACCAGTCCGGTCTCGAGCTTGAAGGTGATCCAGCTGTGCCAGTACGGATAGAGGTCCCAGATGGCGCCCTCCTCGGTGAAGGGGCCATACTTCACACCCTCCTCCTTGACGAGTCTCGCGTCGGCGATGAACTCGGTGTTCTCGATCTTCCTCAGAGCGAGGTCGACGAAGTTCCACGAGTCACGCCAGCCGTCGAGGTTTCGCTGGTAGCCGTTTCCGGCTCCTTCGGCGCCGGGCGTAAAGCTGACGCCGAAGGGAGCGCTCTCGTCTTTGTGGGGGGTGAAGATCTCGCCGCTCTGCGTGCCGGGGGACCAGCATGCGAGGCAGAGGCGGATCTGCAGGTACCGTTTGTTGTCGATCATCTTGTCCTCGCCCTCCATGAGCTGCACGCAGATGGAGGGGATCGGGGCCGCCACGTTGGGAGGCAGACGATCCTTTGCCGGCACAAATAGCGCGAACGCCGCAGGGTTGGCAAGCTCGACCTCTGACGTGATCGTCTTGTCGTTGGGGACCTTCAGCCGGATCTTGCTGCAGATCTCCTCCTTCACCCATGCGGTCAGGTTGTCGAGGAGGCTCGTGTTGGTCATGCTGTTCCCTCCTTACATGGTCCGGTTTTGTCTGAGGGCGACCTCAGACATGCCCATGCTTTCGGCCCACTTGATGACGATCATCTCGCGGCCGTCCACATTGAGGATTGACTCGGGACCACGATCGGCGGGCATGTCCGCCGTCGCTCCGAAGATCACCATGTCCGCCTCGATCAGGCCGAGGATCCGGCCCTCTTTGATCTTGTTGGTGGTGTCCTCGTTGACGACGCACGTGACGACCTCGCCCTCGATCATGTGATCGTCGGCGAACTCGGCCTTGTTCATAAAGACGCGGCCGATGTCCGCGGCGATCTGATCTTTAAGGCTCAACGGCTTCCTCCTTGGCGGCTTTCTTCTTGCCCTTGCCGGTGGTCGCGCTTTCCACCTTCTCAGGCTCGTCGACGTACTCGGCGCAGCCCTTGGCCACGAGCTCGGCCTCCTTGGCCTTGCTCAGGCTGACCGGAGGATCTGCGGGGGTGATGTCGACGTAGACGTTGCCGTCTTTGTGCGTGTAGATGCCCTTGGTGATCTTGATCATGGCCCGGCCCTCCTTTACACAGGATCGGCGGCGCCGATCTGAGGAGCGTCAGGATCGCCGGAGGCGGGATGATCGTCGTCCTCGTCATCCTCGTCATCCTCCTCGTCGTCGGATCCGTCGAGGATCTTGTCGATCAGAGCGATGACTTCCTTCTTGGAGCGGAGGGGCTTCAGCTCGTCCTCGGTCGCGCCCACTTCGCGGGCGACATCCTTCAGCTCGTCGAGCTTCATCTCCTCGTTGTAGACGAGAGCGGAGCCGGGATCCCCAGCAGGAGGATCCACGGCAGCGACTTCGTCGACGATGGCAGCCACGCCGAGAGAGACGAGGCGAGCAGCTTCGGCGTCCTCCACGAGGAAGGGAGCGTCGTCTGCCGTCTTGGGCTCGACGACGTGAGGCTCAGGTCTGAAGCCGTAGGTGCCGTTGATGATGCGGATCTTCTTCATGATGTGCTCCTTTCTTCCTCGCGTCTATTAGGCGCCGAGGACGTTGGCAGCGTAGCGCCAAGGTGCCTTCGCCTTGGGTGCGGTCAGCACGCGGGAGGCCAGGCGCAGCTTGCGGGTGTCCTTGTCCTGATCGACGACCAGCTTGGGGATGCGCTGGCCCACGAACGTCTCGGGCTCGTCGGATCCGTAGGGGATCTGGGTGACGGCGCCGTAGTAGCGCTTGCCGCAGCCGGGAGCGGTGACCATAGCGCCGGCGACGGGGAAGTAGCGCTGAGCAGCGCCGGCGCCGTCGCGGTAGAACTCCTTGGGGACGAGGATGTTCAGCATGTAGCCGTTGAAGTCCACGGTGCCCACATGAGTCACGCCGGGGGCCACGATGCGAGAGGCCACGTCGCCGATGAACATGTGCTTGATGTCGAGCAGCTTCTGGAAGTCCGCGAACTGCTTGACGGCGGCCCAGACAGAGGAGCCGATGACCAGATCAGCAGCAGGCAGGCCGGACTCGGTCAGACCGTCGCACATGGCCTCGACGTCAGCCTGCATAACGGCGAAGGAGTTCCACGCGTTCTGGGGGGTATAGATGCCGGGGTTGTTGTTGCCCTCGTAGAACTTCAGGGGCAGGACGCGACCGGTGGTCTTGTCGTCGATGTACTCCTGCACGGTGACGCCGTTATTGATCATTGTCTGGACAGCCATCCACTCCTCGCGGCGGGTGATGCGGCGAGTCAGATCGGTCAGGTCGCGCAGCTGCAGACGGCGAGCACGATCAGCGGGCTCGGTGTGGGCGTACAGAGCCTCGCCGAAGCCGCGCTTCTTCAGGTCGTCCATGGTCAGGAAACGAGAGGGGGCGATCATGGGGGGCTCGAACTCGTGGATCTCGTAGCCTTCGCGGTCGACAGGGATGTCGCCGGCGCGAGGATCCACGAACGGGGCCATCTTGTGATCGCCGTCCTGATACTCCACGAGGATCTTGTCGGCGGCGAACTCCTCGGTCTCGTCAAAATAGCGAGACAGGAAGAAGGTCTGCTCGGGGACGATCTCCTCGACCATGCCCGCCATGTAGTAGGTATCAAAAAAATTGATGTTAGGTGCCATTGTTTTGTCCTCCTTCTCTTAGTTCGCGGACTTGGCTGCGAGGTAGATGCCACGCTCGCGCAGGACGTCCTTGTCCGCTTCGGTGATGGTGTAACCGCTCGCGACGGTCAGCTTCTCGGGGTCGAAGCAGCCCATGTCATAGACGGCGGCGTTGATGTCGGCGGTGGTTCCGACGTCGATGTCGTCGGCGAGGATGCAGTCGGCGGTCAGGGTCTCGTTGGAGCCCGCGGTGGTGCCGAGGATGACGTACTTGCCGTCGCCGCCGGTGCCGGAGCTCTTGGCGAGGATGGTGCCGCGCACGAGGGTCGCAGCGGTGCCGAGCTTGCGGATGGTGACGCCCTTCACCTTCGCCTTAGGAGTGAGGCCGGAGATCAGGCCGTCGTAGGTCATGGTGTCGACCATTCTGTTGAGATTGCGTGCCATTGTTTAGTCCTCCTTCTTCATGGCTGCCTTGGCGTCGGCACGGCCCTGAGCCATGCGCTGCTCCTTGGTCAGCGGTTTGTTGGGATCGCCGGCAGCGGGATCGCTGGCGGCCTTTACCTGCTGGGCGCCGGAGGCCGTATTGTCGGCCGCGACGTTGGCGAGGTGCTGGGCACCGAGCTTCGCCTGCTTCTGCATGGCCTTCAGGGCCAGCTCAGCAGCGGTGCAGGTGGTCTCGCCATACTTGGCTTCCTGCACCATGGCGTCGTCGCCCACACTTGCAGCGATCTCCTCGATCCCCTGCAGACGTGCGCGCTCGTTGGCGACTGCCTCAGAGGCGGCAGCGGCTTCGATCTGAGAAACGAGGGTAGGCTCGGCCGCTCTGAGTTCTTCGATGGTGTTGTACATCTGGGTTGTTCCTCCTTCTGTTTGTGCTCCGGTCGGGATCCCGCCGGGCGTTTTCATTTCAGCAGCCGGGGTGGCCGCAGAAACGCGGGTGATAGTCTCGGGGACGTTGAGCCCCTTGACACTGTGCTTGATGCCGGCGACCATGAGGACGTCCTTGCCGATCATCTGGGCAGCGGGGCCACCGGTGAGCAGCTCGTCCGCGAAGCCTTTGTCGATGGCCTGCTGGCCGGTCATCCATGTCTCCTTGTGCATCATGCTCTTGAGCACGTCGGTCGCCGTGCCAGTCTTGGCAGCGTAGACTTCCGCGGTGGCGTCGATGCCTGCGGTCAGCATCTTGATGATGCCCTTCAGGTCGTCGATGCGGCAGTAGTCGATCACGGTGCAGGCGGGCTCGTGGATCATGACGAGGCTGCCGGGGTACACCTGAACAGTGTCGCCGGCGCACATGATCACACTGGCCGCACTGGCCGCGATGCCCTCGACCACGACGTTGACGTGGGCGCTGAGCGCCTTGATCGCGTTGTGGATCGCGATGCCGGTGTAGAGATCGCCGCCGCAGCTGTTCAGCTTGACGGTGATCTTGGACTTGCCCTTGACGGTCTCGAGATCCTCCATGAAGCCCTCGGGCGTGATGAACATGCCGGGCTCGGGCTCGCCGGTCCACCAGTCGATCGGCTGCTGGCTCAGGACGTCGCCGTAGAGGACGATCTCGCCCTCGTCATCGGAGACGCTGGCGATGTTCCAGCACTTCCGAGCAGCTCCGGCAGCAGGGCCGGCGCCGCCCATGACGATCGCGGTGGGGTGCTTAGGCTTGAACATTTCGCAATTCCTCCTTCACTTGCGCGGTGATGACGGCCGCGATCTGAGCGATCGCCGCCGTGAGCGGATCCTGCGTGGATCCTTCCGAGAGGCCGGACTCCTTCAGATGCTTCCTCTCGATGGCGAGCTGTGTGACGTTGTCATGCCACTGGCCGCCGTTGAGCTTGATGGTGCTCTGCTCGTGGGTGCTGAAGCCGTGCTCGATGGCTTTGGCTTCCGCTTCGATCTCCTTCGTGGGGTCGAGCATGCCCTGAGACGGGCCGATCCACTCGCTGCCGAGGTAGGCCGCATGGATCACCGGGTCCGTGAAGAAGCCGGGGGCCAGAACGCGGCCGCGGGCGATCGCTTCGCTGAGCCAGATCTCATAGATCGGCCGGCAAAAATCGCTCGTAAACCACTTCCGGCGCATTTGGAACGCCTTCCACGCTTCCAGCAGTGCCGCACGGCTCGCACTGTACGAACTGTTGAAGCATTTCAGGAGCAGCTCCTTCGGGATCTCGAGGGCGGAGCCGATTTGCGTGGCCACGCTGTTGACGAAGGCGTCGAAGCCGCTGGCCGGGCGCTTGGGGTCAGCGAACACAACGTCCTCGCCGGGCTCCATGAAGTTGATCGTGCCGGCGCCGAGCTCGTACTCGTTGGGATCCCGGCTCGCCTGATCAGGCGGCGGTACCGGAGATCCGTCTCCGACGTCGCCCCAGCCGACCTCGTTCCACGGATTGTCGGACGCTCCGGCCGTGGTCTTGACGAAGGCCGCGAAGCAGCTCTCGATATTGGCCGCGGTCAGCTCTGCGTCGGTGTACCGGCGCAGCTGCAGCAGCGGCTCGATCACGGGGGCCAGATATGTGACGCCGCGGTACTGATCGGCGCGTTCCGACTCCATGAGCTGCAGGATGTTCGGCAGCCCGGTCTTTTCGCCATAGGCTTCGACGCGGACGAACTCCTCCGGCTTCTTGGCGCCGACTTCTTCCGGGTAGGTGTTGGCGATGTGGTAGGCGACGATCGCGCCGTTGTCGTCGATCTCGACGCCGTCGTGGATCCGGTTGCCGTTCTCAGCCTTGCCGTCCGTGATATAGGTCCCGGTCTTGCCGGGTGTCCGGACGCGGTCAGCTTCGAGGATGTGCAGCCGGAGGCTATACGGCATGAGGGTGGTCGGCTTGTACTGCTTCATGAGCACGAAGGAGTCGCCACTGGTCAGCCACGAGCTGAACGCGAGCTGCTGCATGGAGTAGAAGTCATTGACGCCGGTGGCGTCGCAGGCTCTCTTATTGCCCGCCCATAGGGCGAACTCGGTCTCGGTGTGCTTCTGCCATGCCGCCGCCTGCTCCGGTGTCATGCCGAGCATCTCGTGGTCGATCTTGGCCTTGAGCTGCAGACCCATTCCGATGACGTTGGTGCGGTTGGTGTTGATCGCAGACCTCGCGATCGGCGTGCTCATGTGGAGCATCCGGCCGCGCTGCCTCAGGGTGCGGTTGTTCCAGTCGATGTCCTCGCGGGGCGATCCGCTCCTCGCGTTGAAGCCCTTCAGGGCCTTCTTGCGGTGACTCGCGCCGGCGTCGCTGTACCCTTTGTTCTGCGGTCTTGCCGTCGGTGCCTTAGGGGTCGGCGCTGTTGCTTTTTCCTCGGGGATCTCCCCGGGGGCCTTTCTTGGTGCGCTGATGGTGCTCACCTCCTTCTCGTAGAATGAGGCGGCCAGCCGGAGAGAAAGGAGCCGGAACTCTCCGGCGGCCGTCTGTTATAAAGCCCTTGCGGGCCTATAACCTTACCAGTCCATCGGGATCACTCCGACGGATTTCCGGGGCTTGCCCCCGGCGAGCTGCGCTTCCAGCTCGTTGACCTTGGCCTGCAGCTTGTTGATGTGGGCCTCGAGCTTGTCGATGTCCAGATGGGTGACGCTGCGGCTGCCGATCGTGTAGGACGTCGCGTTGCCGTCCAGCAGTGCGAGATATGCCTCGCGGGCCTTGGCGAGTGCGCTCTTGGTGAACTCGAGCTGGGCCCGGATCTCTGTCTTGTTTGCCATGTGTGTTCCTCCTTACCAGTCGTCGGATGATGTGCTGCGGGATCTTCTGCTCTGCTGCCGGCGTTGCTGCAGCGCTTGGGCCTGCTGCGCCGGTCTTTCCTCGACGCCCTTGAGTCTGCGCTC